TGATGTCCTGAGAGAGATTGCCGACAACTTTTGTGAAGTCGCCAAAGAATACAACACCAGCAGCGACATTGTCATCGATGAGAACAGGATATCCCATTATCCGCCATGCGCCACCGTCCGCCAAGCTCTGAATTGCAATCAGGTTGCCATTAGCATCGGTAATCCTCATGATTTGCTGGTAGAAGGTAGCCTTGTTCATGAGCCACTTAGCGTTAGCATCGAATGCAGAAGGCAGAAGTCTGATGCAGTTGCAAATATCGTTATAGCTGATATTATTCTGATACTGCACATAGTTCACACCGGCGTTCCAAACCTGAGCATTGGCGATTTTGCCAGATACGGTTGGACCGTTGATGATTTCAGCATCAATAGCTACAGCTAAGTCTTCGCCCAACGTCTTGGCAAGCCAGTCCTCAAAGGCATCAATGGCCATTGCCCGGATAGTTGCCGATATTCTCAACACCTTGATGAACTCATACCCGGTCAGGTTGACAGATACAAGAGTATCGGCAGCAGGGTTTACAGCGGCAAGCTCCTGGTGAGGCTGTGCAGGATTCCTTACGCCCTGAACGGCAAGGCGAAGGTTGCCAGGCACACGGAGCAGGGTGATGTTGCTCAACATCGGTGCAATCTTCGTCATCTGGTCGAAGATTTTGTTATAGGTTTGGGTAGGCACCACAGCCGCCGCAGTAGGCGGTACAAGGGTAAACTCCCTCTTTTCAGCCTCGGTCAAAGGCTGACCCAACAGGGTTTTCAAAAAGGCACGTCTGTATTCCGGGCCTGAAACGACATCCTCAACAGTGCGCTTCTCGGTGTTCTCAACCTTTGCCACGGTGCGGCTCTGCACCGTGCCGACTTCAATGCCCTTGGCAACCTCGAGGCGCTGCCTCAGTTCCTTTTCTTCAGCTTCCAACTGCCGGAGTTCTTCGTTAATTGCATCCAGGTCGACTGTTTCGTCGCTTTCAAGGATGCCGCGAATCTCCACTTTACGCTCTGCTATTTCAGCTAAACGCTTTTCAATCAACATGGTTATCATCCTCCAATTAAAGATAAGTCTTTGCAATTAGCCGCTTCCGCAGTTCTTCAGCAGCCTCCGCCGCCTGGCGCTCGGCCTCCGCCTGCGCCTCGAAGTAGCTTCTTGCGGCTATGAATGTATCTGAATATGCCGGGGTATCCACCGCCGACACGTCCCAGATCCGCTTGAATTTGAGAATCCTACGGGTGCGGGTATCCCTGTCATAGGAGTCCTCCGCAACTGAAAAAGCGAAGCTCATCTTATCGATGTCGCCCCGCCTGATAAGTTCGTATAAGTCACGGCCAGCCGTCGTGTTCGCCAGTCTCGCCCGGATTAGCAAGCCCTTATCATCGGGAATAAGTTCCAGGGTTTTGTTGCGAGTCCGAGCCATAACCATCACGGAATCCGAGTGATTGTACTTAAACGGCACGTCTTTCAAATCCGTACCATCTAAAGCGCCACGTTGAATAACCTCGTAGTATTTAATGCCATCTATCTCATACATAACGGTCGGACTGTCATAAACGATTGCCCGGCCTTCAACTATCATCTCCTGCTGGTCATTCGTTGGTTCCAGTGCTCGAATCTCCGCTATTCGGATCTCCCTCTTGGCTTTTTCCACCCGTTCCACCTCCCTGATCTGTTTCATCGGTTGGTCTAGTATCAAGCCGTCGGATAGGTTTGTCCCCGCCTTCGATTGGTGCCAGATTCATTGCCTCACGCCATTCGTTTGGCGTCAATGCCCCACGGTCCACCATTTCCCGCAAGTTTAGTTTTGTTGTCATGCTAGCGTATTGCAATCGGTTAGATTCAAAGACAATTTCATTACCGTGACCCAACTCTCTAGCAGTAAACAGCTTGGAGGTAAACTCCAGGCTCATCTGTACTGCAAGTGGCTCTACGGTAGATTCATAGAACGCGTTCCATTGATCTTCCGTATAGTCACCCCGGACAATGTTTTCCGATACACCGAAATATCTAAATACAGCGTCCCGCAACTCTTTCATTTGGGCTGCATTAACCATGACCGGCTGATTTTTCAGCTCAGTATATTCAGCCTTGCCATCAAGAGCAGCCACTCCGCCGGTGTTTTGCAATGTCATATACTCGGATACAAACCGATCCCGGCTTGCTTTAATATCTGCCTCTTTCAAAATGCCTTGATATTTGAGAATGCCCCTCAAGCTTGCCGACGTTTTGACCGCTTGGGGCATGCTTTCGTTCATAGTGTGAATTACTGAAAGTGTCGCATCTATAGGTTTGTTTGACTCGCCAAGCAGGTCGTTTTTATAATAGTGCCTTCGCAGATGGATAACTTCTGAATAAGGCAACACCACTTGCCCACTATCAGCAAACCGAAATCTAACATAAATATTCTTACTGTCATCTTCTAAAAACTCCGCCGAAACGCAGTTTATCGGCCAGATTGCCACCAAGTTTGTCCCATCCCATACTGGGTAAGCAAATGCATTATTGTCAATAGCCCAGGTGGTGATAAGCCGGTACAAAAAGTCATATGCATTCATATTTTGATTAGGGCGTACTGTAAGTAGTTTTTCAATGCTCCCGCCCACAGGAATTACTTGGCCGTTTACCCTCCGGATATGTTTAGCGCGCAGTTTCGCCCCATTTCTTGCGATAGCATCAACAGCAGCCCTTACCACATCCGCGGCATATGGATTGCCGTACCACGGTGTAAATATTGGTGTGTGACCAGACAGCATACGTAGCTGTGTTGTTTGTTGTCGGGGGCGTAAGAATCCAAATATTATTTGAAACAAGCTTCGTTTTTCCGTTTTAATCACCACTCTACCAGGTTTTTGTAATCTTCAAAATTCTGTTGTAATACTGTATAAGCAATAATTAACGCCACCGCAGGGTCAATGCGCTGGCGTTTGTTTTGGCCCTTCACGGGCCGGATGTTCTCGTTTTTGTCCACCTCGACGGCCAGGTTCGTAAGTGCCCACAACAGCAGTGGGTTACGATTGTAGTTGATCCGCTTGGCTGCCAAGTCAGCCCGGAGCACCTTCATAGGCGCCGACAGCGTCTTGGCCCCCATGATTACCGGCAGCAAGTTTACCTTGTTCTGGTAGCCCAGTCGGGTCTCCATGTCCTCGACCCAGGCGGGCGAATTCCAACTGTCGTAGCCGATCCAATAGGTCGAAATGCCGTATTCGTCGCGAAGTCGCGCGAACCAGTCCGTGACGTACCGGTAATCAATCCGGTTGCCGGGGCACGGCGTAATCAGGCCCCGCTCGACCCACCGGTCATAGGGAACCTTGTCTTCCTTGGACCGCTGCTCGACCATATCTCCGGGCATGAACCCTTGCACCAAGGCGTACATCTGGCCATCCGACCGCATAACCAGCACGGCCGCGGCCGTCAGGTCGGTGGTGGCCGACAGGTCAACCCCGCCGATGGCGTAGGTGTCCCGCAGCTCGTCCGGGCTGAACGTCGCATCGTTGCTGGCCTCCTCGAACGTCAGCCAGGACCCGGAGCTGGTCTCCCGGATGTTGAAATCCTTCGTCAACACAGTCGGAAGGAAATTGGGATCGTTCTTCGCCCTCTCGACGTTAGCCGCCAGATCCTCATAACTCTTGATGGTACCCAGACCGGGGTTCGCCTTCTCCCAGGCCCTGAAGTCGACCCACTCGCTCCTGTCGTCCAGCTCATACAGGAACGCCAAGAACCGCTCGTCCTCGACCACACCGTCCAGCACCCGGCAAGCGTAGTCGTAGATGTCGTCGTAGATACACTCCCGGATGAAGCCGGCCGTGGTGATCATCGCGAGCAGGGGCTGCTCCCGGGCCGCCATCGACTGCTTCATCACGTCGTAGAGTTTGCGATCCTTGATCGCATGGAGCTCGTCGATGATCACACAGTGGCTGTTCAAGCCATCCAGGCTGTTAGACTCGCTGGCCAGCGGCTCGAACTTCCCGAAAGCCACCGGAAAGTACAGATCCGTCTTGCGCTTCTTGAGATGCTTCCTCAACGCGGGTGACTGGCTGACCATGTTGACGGCTTCGGAAAAAACGATGCGCGCCTGATCCCTTTTGGTCGCAACGCAGTACGTCTCCGCTCCACCTTCACCGTCACCAATGAGCATGTACAGCCCGATACCCGCCAAAAGCGTCGACTTACCATTCTTCCGACCGACCAGCAGAACAAATTCCCGACACCGCCGATATCCCGTCTCCTTGTGAACAAAGCCGAACACCGACTGGAGCATGGCCTTCTGCCAGAGCTCCAACCTCACGGGCTGGCCGATCCACTTGCCCTTACTGTGGCGGCAGAACCGCTTGATGAACTCAATAGGCCGATTAGCCGCGTCGAGGTCGAACACCCACGGATCCCGCGGGTTGTCCAGCTCGTCGATGAGCTTTTGGTACTGCTGCTTCAGGCGCCGGCAGGCGGCGATCTCACCGGACTGGATCTTCGCCCAGTAGAGCCTGATGTAGTTTTCAGCCACACCTATCGCCTTCCCCGCTTGACGAAGGCCATGAGTTCATCTTCGGCCTGCTTGTCGGCGCCGGGATCGGGAAGCATCTCAAACAGTTGCTTGCATACGGCCGCGTAGCGGTTGATCATGGTATTGTAAACCTTGGTGGCCGGGTGTTCGCGCTTGAACTTCTGCGCACCCTGCTCAAAGTGTTCCAAGATACCTTCCTGGTCTATGATGTGACGGGTTTCTTCCAGGGTGGCCTTCATGAATGCGGCCTCTTGGATGAGACCGTCGGCCGCCTGCCTCTTGTCTTTCGGCAAGTTCTTGAAAAGCCGGCGAAGTTTCCGCATCTCCTTCTTTATCGCTTTTTGTTTTTCTTCCTCAGTATAAAGCCTCATATTTCCCACCTGTTTTTCCGGTCATTTTTCACCGGTGTTGTGTCCGAACATACCCCCCCTCATGTGCGAGCTCGTTCCGGGGTTTTTGAAGGTGGGCCACACGGTATCCTTTGGCGCCCCTAGCTTTTTAAATAGGGGGGGTACCCCTGGCAGGTATCAAGTCCCCATTCTCATCGAACATCACGTCGTCCCTCGTTGCGCCCTTGCCCATGTGTTCCTGATTATGGCAATCCATGCATAGTGCTTCAAGGTTGGCCCAGTTAAGCGTTACGTTAGGGTCATTAATATTGTTTGGCGTCAAGTATTCCTTGTGATGCACTATCGTTGCCGGCGCACCACACCTTTCGCAAATAAAAAACTTGCTTCGCATGAAAGCAAGTCTGCAATCTTCCCATGCTTTGCTATTGTAAAACCACGTTGCCCATTCTTGTGCCATGCCATCACCTGCACGAAAAAGCACTTACTTCGGTAAGTGCTTGTAATCTATATTATAATCCATGTAATGGAACATATTTCACACCAGGCCCCACCCCTGCCTCGCAAATGGTGTGTACTACCCTCCGTTGCCGGCATCCTATAATCCTCAGTATACATTATAAATCATTCTTTATCTAAAGTCGTCGCAGAAAAGTCGCAAAAAGAAAAGCACCTGATTTTTCAGATGCTTTCTAATCTGTTCTCCGCCTGATTGTTATCTTGCGCTCAGGGTAAGTTTGCTTTTCTATC